ACACCGTTTGGGGCATCATCACCGCCAACGCCGCACTGGCCGACAGCATCGCCCTATTCCACGCCAGCCACGGTAATCTGCCATCCGGCGCCGCCATCTCCGTCGCACAGCTTGGTGTTTGCCGCGCTGCGATGCGGGTTCAGAATAGCCTTGACGGCCGCAAAATCAACGTCACCCCGCGCTATCTTCTGGTCCCGGCTGCTCTGGAAACCATCGCCCAGCAATTCACCAGCCAGGCTTACGCCGCTTCCGCCTCGTCCTCGATCAACCCATTTGCCGGTGCCCTTCAAGTGCTTGCCGAGCCGCGTCTCGACACTGCCAGCACCACGGCATGGTATATGGCCGCCGATCCTGCACAGATCGACACCATCGAGTATGCCTACCTCGAGGGCAACCAAGGCGTCTACCTCGAAACCAAGGACGGCTGGGAAATCGACGGCGTTGAATTCAAGGCCCGCCTCGACTTCGGCGCCAAGGCTATCGACTTCCGTGGCCTGGTCAAGGGTAACTAAGACTGATCTCTGGGCGCCCATAAGCGCCCGGATAACCCGAAAGGAAATAAACAATGAAGACGTACAAGCAAGAAGGTGAAGTCCTTACCCTTACCCCCGGCGCTGCCGTCGCATCCGGCATCGGCTATCTGTTCGGTGCTGGTCTGTTCGGCGTCGCCACGCAAGACGTGGCCATCAGCACCCCCGGAGAATTCGTCGTTGAGGGCGTTGTCGAAATCGGCAAAACCTCTGCGCTGGCCATCTCCGTCGGGGACCGGCTGTTCTGGGATTCGACGAACAAGGTTGTCAACAAGACGACCGCGGCCCAACAGGTTGTTGGCGTCGCGGTGTCGGCTGCAAGCAACCCGTCGTCAACCGTGCTGATGAAGATTGGCCCGTATCTGCCGGTTGCTACCTGATCCACTGTAGCGAATGGTCGACTTTGCCGCTCACACCGGGAATATCATCGGCCGCCTTGGGCGGCCGGTCATCATTACGCCGACCGGCCAAGCTCTGCGCGTTGTGACAGGGGTATTTGTACAGTCTCCAGCGCTTGCATTTGATTTGGTGGCCGGCGTGTCGCCGATGCTGCGCCTGACAGCGCAAGACGCGGCGGGAGTTGTCAACGGAGACCCGGTACTGGTCGGCAGTACCAGCTACACCGTTACCCGTGCGCAGGCCGATAGCGAGGCCGGCGATGTGCTGCTTTCTCTGGATGCTGTCTGATGTCCCACGCCCGCCAGCAAATCCGCGAAGCACTTGCCGCCCGCGTCACCGGCCTGACGACCTGCGGCACGCGGGTATTCCAGTCGCGGATGGCGCCGCAGGATGTGTTGCCGTGCTTGCTGATCACCACGAACGACGAAGAAATCAACCCCGGCACCATCGGCAACATTTACGAGCGTGTTCTATCTGTAAGAATCATCGGGCTGGCCAAGGCCACCGGCTCGGTAGACGACACTCTTGACACAATTGCCGCCGAGGTTGAGGTAGCAATGTCAGCAGAATATTGGGCCGAACTCGTCGCCATAAATGTCGGCTTTGACGAAACATTAGAAAAGCCCGTCGGCCGCATCGAATTAGTTTACCGCGTGACCTATCGCACTGCATCAAGCGTGCCTGGCACGATTTTGTAGCACCACGAAAGGAGAAACACAATGGCATCCGCCCGCAAATGGTCACAAGTCGCCGTCGCAATGCAGTCAGCGCTCGGCGCATCTCTCACAATCAACAGCCTGACAAAAGCCGTCGGTGGCGTCGTCACCACGTCATCGGCGCACGGCCTGTCCAACGGCGATTTCGTCGTGCTGGCAGTACAAGGCATGTGGCAGGTCAACGACCGCGTTTTCCGCGTCAGTTCAGCGTCGGGTTCGGTGTTCACCCTCGAAGGCGAAGACACCACCAACTACGACACCTTCTCCAGCGGCACCGCGCAGAAGATCACATTTGGCACATCGGTCACGTCGGCAACCACGCTGACGAGTTCGGGCGGTAACTTTGCAATGATCGACACGACGACAATTCATATGAATCAAAAGTCGCAGATTCCCGGCCTGCCGGATGCGGCGACGTTCGATATGGATAACATCTGGGACGTGTCTGATGCCGGCCTGATCGCCATGAAAGCAGCCTACGACGCCCAAGCGAAGCGCGCGTTCAAATTCACGTTCGGCACCGGCGGCCAGATAATGGTGTTCACGGGCTATGTTGGCGCCAACCTGCTGCCCGGTGGATCGGCACAGCAACTGGTCACGACCAAGGCTGTGATCACGATGAGCGGCAGCCCGACTTACTTCGCGTCCTGATGGCTCTGGTCGACAAACTGCGCCGCGCGCGGGAATTCCAGGTCGAGACGGGCGGGTTCACGTTCACGCTGCGCCGTCCTACTGATGTCGAGTGGCTGGAGCTGGTCGAGTCCGGGAAAAGCACGGCGCGAACCGTGCTGGCCTATATCGTCGGATGGGAAGGCGTCAAGGAAATCGACCTCATCCCAGGCGGTGACCCGCACCCGCTGCCGTTCGATGCCGTGGCTTGCGCCGATTGGCTATCTGACCGAATCGACCTGCTGCCGCCGTTGCTGGATGGGTTCATGAAGTCCTATGAATCCCACCTGGCGGCGCGGGCGGACGCGCAAAAAAACTGAGGTGCTGGCTTGAGCAGCAGCAGCTACCGCCGCAGCTCAGGCCAGCTACCCCGGATACCGGCACCGGATTGGCAATCCGGGTATGGAACACGCTCGGCGGCCTTGACTGGGCAGGGCTGGAGACGGCGTGCGACGTTTTCGGCGTCGACGATGTTGATTTAATGATTCACCGCCTGGTGGCCATTCGAGACTTTCAGGCGGAACAGGAAAGCTGACAATGGCCGATAACACCACAAGCGTCAAGATCACCGCCAACGCCAGCCAGTTTGAGTCAGAAATGCGGCGGGTGGCGACACTCGCCAACAGTACCGGCACATCGCTGACGAATGCATTCAAGGGGGCAGGCCTTGCCCTTGCCGGCATCGGATCTGGTCTCGCCCTGTCGACGCTCAAAGAAAAATTCGACTCGATTATTGCGTCGACGTCGAATCTCAAGGAGATGTCTGACAAGACCGGGGCAAGCGTCGAGAATCTGTCTGGGCTGGGTGCTGTCGCCAAGGTAACAGCCACAGACATGGGGCTGGTTACAGCCGCGATGAACAAACTATCGAAGGGCTTGCACGCATCTGACGATGACGCCAAGGGAACCGGTAAGGCGCTTGAATTTCTCGGGCTGAAGCTGAATGACTTGCGCGGCAAGGATAGTGCGGAAAACCTTAAGATTGTTGCTGACAAGATGGCCGATCTTGAGGACGGAACCGGAAAAGTTGCGCTCGCAATGGCGTTGTTCGGAAAGAACGGCGCCGAGATGCTCGCATTCATGAAGGACTTGGCGCAGTCTGGGGATTTAGTTGTCAAGACAACCGAAGCGCAGGCTATCGCTGCCAAGAATTACGAGGAAGACCTACGGCGCCTGACAGCAACCAAGGAGGCACTTTACAAGACGGTAACGCTTGAGCTTGCCCCTGCTTTCGATACATTCGTTCGTGCTCTTATCGGCGCCAAGAACGAAACGAATGGCATGATCCAGGTAGGAAAAGACCTGGCCGCAGATGGCTCTATCCGCGAATGGGGAATCCAGGCGACGCAGGTAGCTGGATTCGTTATCGACGCATTTGATGGCGTCGCTCGTGTAATCAAGGGCGTTGGAATAACCTTTGGAGCCGCCGCTGCGCAGATTGGCGCCCTGGCAAACGGCAGTTTAAGCCAATTCAATGGTGTAGCAAAAGCATATCGCGAGGACATGGACGCGCTGGCGAACAAGCCGATGTTTTCGCAAAAATTGCAAGTCCAGACAGACGCATTAAGGGCACATTGGGCGCAGGTGGAAGCCGTTAAAAAGGCATACGCCAGTTTCCCGAAAGACGTCCAAAATAAGGCGCTGAAAGCGCTGGAAGCCAGTTTTTACGGTAGTGAGGGCGGCACAAAAAGCGCTGCAGGATTCACCGCTGCTCCGGATCCGCGTAACGCCAAAGGATCAGGAAGCACCAAGATAGACGACTACACAAGGACTATCCAGATGCTCAACGAGAAAATAACCGTTGAGCAGGCTGCTATCGACTCGGTTGGAAAGTTGACGCAGGCAGAGAAGGAGTACGCGAAATACCAGGCCGACGTGGCGAGCGGCGCGATCAAGATGACTGGCGCGCAAAAGAGCATTGCTGATGCCTATTGGGAAGTCTACCGCGCCCGGGCACAACAGAAAGAATTCGATGCCGGCGTCGAGAAGCAAGTAGAGGCCACGCGCCAGCAAACCGTTGCGCTTAATGATCGCATTCAGGCGTTGAAAACCGAAGCCGACACAACAGGACTGACTGAGGCCGCTATTGCTGCAATGACAGCCTCGCGCCTGGAGGAAGCCATCGCCCTAGCCAGTTCGCGCGGCGCGACTGCCGATCAGATTGCGGTGCTTGAGGAAGAATTAGCCATCCGCAACAAGCTCTCATCAGCCATCGAGTCCCGTGACCTAGCCCGCGATCTGTCAATGACGAAAAGCGCCCAGGCCGCCCGCGACGAGGCCAAGCGGGCAGCGTATGACAGGGCGCTGGCGAACAAGGAAATCAGCGAGCAGCAGCATCAGGAATTGCTCGACACGATGAGCAAGGACGGAGACGCCATGGGCGAATTCGCCAAGAAGGCCGCCCAGAATATGCAGGATGCGATGGCCAACTTTTTCATCGACCCGACGCAGAAGGGCATGAAGTCGATTGCTCAGTCATTCGGCGAGATGGTGCAGAAGATGATCGCCCAGGCGGCGGCGGCGCAGCTTGGAAAGCTGCTGTTTGGCGACATGGACAAAACCGGAAATCTTGGCGGCTGGCTTGGAAAGATTTTCGGGGCATCGTCAACGTCCTCGGCGTCTTCCGCACTCGACTTCTCTTCCATTTTCGATACCGGGCTGTTCGCCAATGGCGGCATCATGACCAGCGCCGGGCGCTTGCCGCTTAACACTTACGCAGGCGGCGGCGTTGCCAACCGTCCGCAGCTCGCCCTGTTCGGCGAAGGCCGCACGCCAGAAGCGTATGTCCCGCTCCCAGATGGCCGCCGCATTCCGGTAGCAATGCAGGGCGGGAACAGCGGCATGAACATCACCCAGAATATCACCGTTGGCGCGAACGCAGACAAGGCGGAAGTCAGGCGGGCCGCTGCAACCGGCGCGCGTTCTGTGCTTGGCCTGATGGCTGGCTCTCAGAGGTATTCGTAATGGCCGCCGATTTCCTCGAAGAGCGCATCAACGATCTGATTCGCTACGGATCAAGCTGGGCCGATGATTTCGCCGTCGATATCGTGACATCAGCAGGCGGCCAGCAATACAGATCACTGCGCCACCCGTACCCGGTTCGGAAATTCGACATCAGCTACATGCTAGACTCGGCGACTACCTGGTCGGCACTGCTCGGGATCTACTACCGCGCCCACGGAAAATTTGCCGGATTCCGCGCCCGATGTTTTGACGAATGGAGCAGCAACGGCGCCAAGGGCACGCCAACTGCACTCGATCAGGCGATGCTTCCGATATCGGCAGGCGTCTATCAACTGGCGAAAACCTACGGCGCCGACAAGGCCGCCGGCGCCACAGGATATGCCGTTAGGCAAATTCGCAAGCCAGTCGCCGGAACTGTGCTGGTAGGCATCGGGTCCACGGCGATTCGCTCTGCTGACTGGTCGGTCGACACAACTACCGGACTCGTCACTCTCGCTGCCGATATCGCCGGGACAATCACGAGCATCGGCCAGAGCGCATCCGCTGTCCTGACCATCGGCGCGCATTCATTCGTCACTGGAATGTCAGTGCATATCAGCGGAGTTTCCGGCATGACCCAGATCAACGGATTACGCGCGCTGATTACCGGTACTGACGCGACCCATATAACCGTGTCTATCGACTCTTCGGCGTTCAGCACCTACACCGCCGGCGGAGTCGTGCACACCCGTCCGCAAGTCGGGGAATCAGTCACAGCGGGCTATGAATTCGATTACCCTGTCCGCTTCAATTCAACGCTGCCAGTCGGTCAGGACTACCCCGGATTCCGTCCGGTCGACGGCGTCGAACTGATCGAACTTCTGAACCCATGAAATCCGCCGTTGCGCCTCCGGAAACATCGGTTTTATGCCTGCGGATATCCTGCGTTAACGGAACAACTTTCCGCCTGACGCAATACCCCGTCGACCTCGTGATGTCGAATTCTTCCGTATATTCGGCAGTCATCGGTCACGACTTCACCAGCTTCGAGGCGACCGCCAGCTTCAGCCCGTCGTCATTCGATCTGTCGGGGATTCTGTCGGCGCTAGGAATCACGTTTTCGACAGTGATGGACGGGACGCTTGACGGGGCGCGCTGCTATCTTTTCCGCACGAATTTCCTGGCTCCCGTCGAGGACTACGAGCCTATCACCTCGTCAATTCTTGGTAAAACACGGCTGGAAGACGGAAAGTTCACAATCGAGGAAATGAGCCTGATCGACGCGCTGAATCAGCCTGCCGGAGGTTCTGTGCTGCCGTCATGCCCCAAGGTGTTCGGCGGGCAGGAATACGCCGGGTGCATGAAAGTTGTCTCGCCGTCATCGGGAACAATCACGCATGCGCCGAGCCAGTTTTCTGTCAGAGACTCTGCCAGATCAGAGGCCGTCGACTGGTTTGGCCTCGGAAAAATCTGGTTCACCACCGGGGCCAATGTCGGCATCAAGCCGCGAGAAATCAAGGATTACACGGCCTCCGGATGGATCACGGTCTACGAGCCATTCTATTATCCCGTGGCAGTAGGCGATGCTTACCTGATGCTTCCCGGCTGCCGAAAACGCCGCGAGGACTGCTCGACAAAATGGGCAAATATCGAGAATTTCGGCGGGTTCCCAGACGTGCCGACGACATCGAGTTATTCACAGGTCGGTAATCGCCAATGACGCCAGACGACATCATCACGGCTGCGCGCCAGGCTGTCGGCACAAAATTCAAGCACCAAGGCCGCACTGTAGGACGCGGGCTGGATTGCGCCGGACTGGCGCTGCACGTCGCCGCTGTGCTGGGTGTCGAGACAATCGACAAGGAAGGCTATGCGCGCCGGCCGTTCGACGGAATTCTCGAATCCATGCTCGACGCACAACCTAGCCTTGAGCGTGTATTCGCCATGCTGCCCGGCGATATCCTGCTGATGCGGTTTGATGTCGGGCCGCAGCATTTGGGCATCTTTACCGGGGCCACCATCATTCACGCCTATGCCCCGCCCGGACAGGTTTGCGAGCATGCGTTCACGCCCGAATGGGCTGCGCGAGTCGTGCGCATCTACAGATTTCGCGGGGTGACGCATGGCTAAGTCAGTCGGCCAATGGGTCGGTACGATTGTCGGGGCTGTTATCGGTTTCTTCATCCCCGGCTCTTATGTCGCCTTAGGAGCGGCAATCGGCGGCGCAATCGGCGGTGCAATCGACCCGCCCAAAGGCCCCAAGATTGTCGGGCCGCGCCTCTCCGACCTCAGCGTTCAGACGGCATCCTATGGCGCACCGATCCCCAGAGTCTACGGCACTGTCGGCCTATATGGAAATGTCGTCTGGATAGAAAACAACCAGCTTCTGGAAACCGAGAAAACCGAAGGCGGCGGCAAGGGAGGCAGCAGCAAGCCGGAGACGACGACTTACAGCTACTCTGTCACCTGCGCCATCCTGCTTTGCGAGGGGCCGATTGTTGGCGTGCGCAGCATCTGGGCAGGGGCGAAACTGATCTATGACGCCGGTGATTCTACTCCAGAGGCAATTATCGCCTCCAATGCGGCGCTGTCAGGAATAACGATATACAACGGCGATGACACCCAGATGCCGAATGCACGGATGCAGATGACGCTGGGCGCCGGAAATGTCTCCGCATGGCGCGGCAAGGCATACGTCGTGATCGAGGACTTTCAGCTTGCCGATTATGGCAATTCCATGCTCGGCTGCCCGTTCAAGTTCGAGGTGATGAGCGCGGCAACTTTTGACCAGTACAGCCAGCCGACGTATGTTGCGACAGACGTTTTTCCTGTTTTCTTGTCATATGGCCCGACCCTTGGCCGTATTGAATCCGGGACGATGAAATTTGATCATCTCGGGCGCACCTACACGCTTTCAGCAAACGGTACGTTAGTCAACGAGGCCGCATCCGACCTCGGCACATTCCCGACGTGGGGACATATCGGGATGCTCGGAAACCAGCCAGTGGACTTTACTCTAGCTGGAACTTTCGACGGATGGCTTACCGTCGGCGCCGCCAATCTGATGTATCACTACCCAAC